ATCGCGGCGAGGATCTCGGCTGCCTCCCGGTAGCCGCGGTACTTGGACCAGACGTGCAGCACGACCTGGGCGGTCAGGCCCTGCCGGTCGTGCGCGTCGGCGGGCAGCTCGGTGATCGAGCCGAGCGTCACGTAGGGGAACTCGGCGTCCTCGGGGACCTCGTCGTACACGCCGCTCACCAGACCCATGAGCGCGTCGTCGGCGGTCAACTTGGCGTAGACGGCCTGCTGCAGCGGCCACAGGGCGGTCGCCATCACTGCCCCCTCACGTGCTCGACGACCCGCCGCCGGTAGGCCGGCGCGACCTCGGCCCGGTGGGCCTCGAACGCCGGCACCAGATACGGCTGGTCGGCCATGCTGCTGGTGCCCTTCTCCACGTACAGGGCGTAGTCCAGGGTCTCCTCGTCCCACACGCCGACCTCGGCCACGCCGAGGTCGGCGTTGATGCGGGAGTCGATGGACTCCCACAGGGCACCGGTGCGGCGCGGCACCCGCTCCTCGGCGGTGTCCTGCACGTCCTCGGCCCACTCGCGCAGCGTCTCCTCGCGGGCCTGCCGGGCCGCGCCGGGGATACGGCCAATCGCGCGCAGCACGCCGGCCAGGCCGTCGATGTCAACGGTGACGCCTGCCATCGGCGTCCTCCTCTCAGGTGGTGCCGTCCAGCTGCTGCCGCATGGTGCAGTCGGCCCGCAGGTAGGTGCCGGGCACGGACGGCTCGAAGACGGCGATGACCCGCAGCACCCGGCCGGGCGGGCGCAGCTCGTCGTCGCGGCGCACGTCCGCGCCGGCCGCGAAATACCACGTCTCGTCCAGGTCCGCGCCCGCCTGCTGGGCGGCGGCGCGCTCGCGCGCGGTCGGCTGCGAGCGGCGTGCGCGCAGCGTGCCGACCTGCACCCACGTGGTCTCATGACCACCCCCACCGTCGTCCACGACGGTGGCCCGCCACACCGGCACGCTGACGTTGAGCAGGTGCCCGATCAATGCCATGACCGGCCCCTATCTGCTGCTGTAGCCCAGCGCGTAGGGCCGCAGCAGCGTTCTCTCGTAGTCGGTCAGGATCTGGCCGGTGATCGGGGCACCGGTGCGGATGTCTCGGGCATAGGTGACGGAGTAGTCCCCGATCGACTCCGACTGCACCGGCACGACCGACACCCAGCCGCGGGCGGCGACCTGGAGGCACACCTGCTTGAGGATGGCGGGGATGGACGCATACCCGTGGTCGTAGACGACGCTGATGTCCGCGTCCAGCGGCCAGCACGCGGCCAGCCGGGTCAGGATCCCGTACCGGTTCCACCGGTAGTCGGTGCCCTCCACCAGCAGCGTGCCGTCCTCGGTCACCGAGGTGACCGCCGTGACGGGCATCTCCGGCAAGGTGAGGATCCGCCGACCGGTGCCACCCAGCTCCAGCTCGTCCCCGGTGACCGCGTCGATGGTCTGCTGCAGCTCGGCACGGATCAGCGTCTCCGCTGCGCTGATCAGCGCAGCGGCCTGTTCGGTATCGATGGTGTCGAGCCGGAGGTGGCGCCGCAGGTCCTCCGGTGTAGCCCACGGATCAGCCACGGCCCACCTCCTCGATCAGGTGCTGCGAGTGGTTCTGCGTGGCGCGCGCCGGGTCGCGGCGCGCTTGGCCGCCTGCTTCGGGGAGGCCGGCGGCGCCTGCTGCCCGTCGGCCTGCACTGCGTGTCCGGCGGTGATCCACGCGGCGGCCAGGTCGTCGTCGACGTCGACGACCTGGCCGGACCGGTAGCGGTGGCCCGCCCCGTCCGCGATGGACGTGACGGCGGTGATACGGATCCGCATCAGGACGCCGCCATCTTCAGGATGCGCAGGGCGTCCGGGCGGACGACGTCGCCGCCGACCCGCATCCGGATCTTCCAGCCGATCATGCCGTCCTCGGCGTACAGCTGGTCCAGGACCTTCACCGTCATGCCCTGCCGGTCGTAGATCCGGTAACCGGCGTTGAAGTCACCGAAGATGACGACGTTCGCCGACAGGGCGATGGCGGCGATGTCCTCCTGGTTCTCGATGGCATAGCCGAGGAAGGTGTTCGGACGCCCCGCCTGCACGGACGGCTGCCACAGGTACGGGCCGGTCCCCGCGCCACTGGAGTTGTCCCGCAGCAGCGACAGCGCCAGCTCGGTGCTGGAGGCCATGGCGAAGCGGCCGTTGCGCCGGTACTGCGCCGGCACCGCGTACACGAGCTTCTTGAAGTCGTCCACGGTGATGGCCGTACCGCTGCCCGCGGTGACGGTCTGCACGCCGCCGCCCGCGGTCATGAAGCCGACCGGCTGGTGGTTGGTGTGGCCGGTGCCGACGGTGAACGCGGTGTCCTCCGCCTCGCCCACGGCCCTGGCGAAGGAGTCACGGACGAACGCCTCCAGGGCCACATCGGAGTCGTCGAGCTCGTCCTCACCGATCTTCGCCAGACCGTACAGGTCCTCGATGTAGGTGTACTCCTCCGTCGGCGTGGACGGCATGGAGTCGGTGAGGGTCTGCTCGCTGGTCTCCAGCTTGCCCCAGCCGACGGTCACCTCGTCCAGGCTGCGCCGGCGCACCCGGTTGGAGGTGACCGACCGGGAGCTGGCCATGCCGCGCACCACGGTGAGCGCGGGCAGGGACCGCATGATCTCGGCCTCCAGGTCCTCCGGCACGAGGATCTCACCCGAGCTGTTCTCGACCAGGGCGCGCTGCTCCGGGGCGAGACGCGAGCCGCGGCGCAGGGCCTGGAAGAACGCGGCCCTGCGCTCCTTGGCGCGCTGCTCGTCGGTACCGCGGCCGCCGTCGTCCGGCCGGCCCGCACTGCGGCGGATCGGCTCGGCCATCTCCGCGGCCCGCTGCTCCTCGGTCTCCAGCCGCTCGATGCGCTCCGTCAGGCTCCGGAAGGTTTCCTCGTGCCGGTCGTAGGCCTGCCGCTCCTCGCCGGTCAGGCCGCGGTTCTCGCCCTCGGCTCGTTCGGTGATGGCCCGCATCGACTCAACGACGCCGGCCCGCTGCTGCCGCAGCTCCACGCTGGTGGGCATGGGGGTCTCCTCACATGGTGAAGGGGTGGGATGGTCCCGGGCCGGACGGCCGGGAGGATCAGGGGTCAGAGCTGGGCGAGCATCTCCAGCTCGCGCAGCCGGTGCCGGGCCCGCTCGACCGGGTAGCCGGGCTTGGGCAGGGAGCGGGCGTCGGCGGCCTCCAGCAGCGCGTCCAGCGCGTCGCGGGCGTCCTGCACCAGCTGCCGGTTCTGCGCCGACAGCACGCGGCCCGCGCGCACCTCCTGCAGCGCGCGGGTCACCTGGTCCGGTTCGGGCACCGGCGGCTCGCCGAGCTGGCGGGCGGCCGCCGACCGCAGCTCTGCCGAGGTCTGGCTGAACGCCGGGTACGTGACCACGGAGACGTCGCCGCCGTCCAGGTCGATACCGAACACCTCGTGTGTGTTGCCCGACCAGCCATCCGCCGTGACCCAGAACCCGAAGCTCATCTGGTTGATGTCGCCGCGCTCCAGGGAGACGGCCAGGTCCCGGGCGTAGGACACGTCGGCCATGTCCGCTTCGACGATCACGCCGGCGTCGTCCTCGGCGAGCGTCGCCGTTCCGGCCGCCGTCCTGGCCAGCAGCAGGTTCGGGTCGTGGTTGATCAGGAACCGGACGTCCGGGCCCGCGGCCAGGGTGCGGGTGGCGGCGCCGGGCATGATGCGCTCGCGCCAGCCGCCCATGTCCTCGCTCAGCGAGTCGTAGACGATCGCCCGGCCCCGGAAACGCAGCCGGGCCGCCTCGTCGTCGGCGGCCCGGATCTGCAGGTCCGTCAGCGGGAACGCGCGGACCTCACGAGTGCGCGGCATGCGCGCCTCCCTCACAAGTTGAACTGCAGACGGCAGGTGCACCCGGCGATCTCGTCCACGCCGAGCAGGTAGTCATGCGGCCAGCGCCCCTGGTGGCTGCCGATGGTGAAGAACTCCCGCAGGCCCACGGTCTGCCCGTCCGCGGCCGCGTGGGTGGGCCGCGGATTGGGGTCCCACACCCGCCACGTCTTGGTGCGGGCACCGGCCTGCTTCGCTCCCTCGTGCGACCCGAAGTTGGACAGGTAGTTCACGCGGGCCTTTGCCAGCTGCGCGGCGCGGGCCTGGGTCATCCGCTCGAACATCGCCAGCACGTCGGCCGGCGCGTTGGAGACCGTGAACTGGTGCGCCAGCTCCCGCGCGGTGGTGGAGTTGATGTTCGCCGCCGTCGCCGCTGCGCCGGCCGCCAGCACAGCCAGGGTCTCGTCGACGGCGAAGGTTCCGCCCAGCGAGGTGGCGGTCAGGGTGCCGACCTCGGTGACCAGGCCGCGGGCCAGCTGCAGCAGGATCTCGGTCAGCTGCTCGTTCTCCGCCGCCTCGTCGAGGATCTCCTCGACGGTGGCGTCCGGGCGCAGGCCCAGCGCGGCCATGGCCCGCTCGCCCTGCTCGGCGAAGAACTGCGCGATCTGCTCCTGGTGCCGGGTCACCCACGCGGCCAGGTCCTCCACCGACGGGGACTCGGCGGTCTCCGCCCGCAGCTGCGGCACCCGCGGCAGGGAGCGCTGCTCGGCCGGGGGCGCGCTGCCTGCGGGCGCCATGTTCAGCGGCTGCAGGTACTCGTCGCCGCCCTCGATGGGCGGCTCGTCCTCCTTGGCCCGGATCTCGTTGACGCTCATCCAGCCCCACTGCCGGGCCTGCGCATACGCGCCGAACCGCTGCGTGATATCCCCCCTGAGCAGTGCATCGGGGTTGAACTTCAGGTACAGGGCCGGGTCGCCGCCGAACAGTTGCCGGGCGGTGCGCTCCAGCCGGGTCAGCCACGGCAGCAGCGAGTAGATCACGTATCCGAGGGACTGCTGCTCGATCCCCGAACCCCACGAGGTGGACCGCTCGACGTCACCGATCATGTGCGGCGGCACGCCGAAGATCCCCGCGATCTCCGCCCGGGTGAGCTTGTACACCTCCAGGAACTGCGCGTCCGCCGGGGACAGCGTGGTCTTCTCCCACCGTGCGCCGCCCTCCAGCACGGCCAGACGGTGCGCCTTGTCGAAGCCCTCGTGCAGGTCCCGCCACTGGCGAGTCAGCCGCTCGTACTGGGCGTCGGTCAGCTTGCCCTCGACGGAGACCACACCGCCCGGGGAGGCGTCCCGGGCGAAGAACCCGCCGATGTACGCCGTCGCGGCGTACCCGGTGCCGACCGCCTGCCGAGCCATACCGATCGGCGACAGGCCCTCCACACCGCCGATGCCGAAGCTGCGGAAGTGCAGCAAGTTCTCAGCCCGGACCAGGCCGCCGTCCTCACGGATCGGCGCCCACTCATCATCGGCAAGGGTGATCTTGTAGACCAGATCGCCCGTTTCCTTCACCCGGCGCGGCTCCACGCTCGTCCACGCGACCGGCCACAGCCCCACCGGCTGGCCGTTGCCACCGCGCTCGACGTACACCGCCGCGTTGCCACGCAGCAGCATCCACCCCAGGACCTGCGCCCACATCTCCCCCGCAGGCAGACCAGGATTGGCCTGGTGCGTCAGCAGCGGCGCCGCCGGGTGCTCGTCGAACGGCACCCGCGAGACACCCTCACGGCGGAACACCCCGGCCGGCAGCATGCTGCCCGTCTCGGCCAGCAGCCGGATGCACGAGAACACCGCGGCGACCTGCAGCGCCCGCTCCGGGGTGACCGTGACCTCCGCCGCAGTCGAATATCCGGTCAGCGCCGGCAGGCTCTTGCGGCCGCGCTCCTGAAGCCCGGCACCGCGGCCGAACAGGCGGCGAATCAGCGGCATCAGTCCTTCACCCCCTTCACATTGCCCAGGAGCATCAGCACCGCGCCGACCAGGAGCAGAGCCAACCCGGCCCCGACCACACCGCCCAGGCCGGCGCCAACCAGCACCAGCCCGGTTGCTCCCGCGGCCAGGCCGCACAGCTCGCACAGCCACTGCACCCGCTCGTCCACCAGGCCCCCTCTGCTCGTTCGTCAGGCACCGATGACGCGGATGCTGGGCTCCGGCTGTTCCTCCGGCTCCACCCGGGACAGGTGCATCGCCAACGCGTTCAGCCCGGAGGCCACACCGTCGATGCGCTTTGCACTGGTCTGCCGGTCGGGCTTGACCGGCTTCACGTAGCCGTCCGCGTTGGTCTTCAGGCCCACGCAGTCGATGTGCCAGCGCAGGATCGGATGCCCGCCGTGCGAGACGCGCCGGGACAGCACGAGGCGCTCCAGCTGCTGGCACGGCTGGTTCAGCCCGGCGTAGCCCTGCGAGACCTGCTCCATCTCCAGCCCGGCGTCCGCCAGTTCCTTCACGGTTTCGGTGGCGTTCCACCGGTCGTAGCCGATGGCCAAGATGTTGAACCGCTCGGCGAGATCGTCGGTGATCAGCTCCCGCACCGCGCGGTAGTCGACCACGTTGCCCTCGGTCAGCCGCAGCGCCGGCCCCGCGTGCGCCGCCGTCTTCGACCACCGCTCCAGCGGCACCTTCGTGCGCCGCTCCAGCTCCTTCACCCGATCCTCCGGGAGCCAGAAGAACGGGACCCAGATGTGCGGCTCGCTTGGGTCGTCCGGATCCTGCGGCGGGAACCACAACGAGAGCGCCGTCATGTCGGTGGTGCTGGACAGGTCCAGGCCCCCGTAGCAGTCCCGGCCCTCGAGAGCCGACAGCTCCACCGGAACCGGAACCCCCGTGCTGGTACGCGCGCACGCGTCCCAGTCCTCCATCCGCAGCCACCTGGTGGTCTGCTTCGTGCGGACGTTCAAGTGCAGCCTCAGGTAGCGGTTCAGCTGCTGCGGCGACCGCTGGGCCTGCGCGGCCTTGCCCGCCAGGTAGTCGGCCAGCACCGTCACCCCGTAGCCGGGATTCGCCGTGCGCAGCGTCTCCTCGGCAAACGGGTCGAAGTCCTCCGAGCTGTCGTCCGCGCCGAAGACGACACCCCACACGGTGGGGTCCTCGGCGTGCCCACCCGCCAGCGCCTCGATCTCCTCACGTTTCGTCGCGTAGATCGATCCCGTCTCGGCGCCGTCGTCCGCGGTCGTGATGAAGATGATGAGCGGCTGGGTGCGGGATCCGGTGCCGGTCTCCAGGGCGTCCACGACGTCGGGGTTCTTGTGGACGTGGACCTCGTCGATGATGCCGCCGTGGACGTTCAGGCCGTGCGCGCGCAGCCCCTCCGAAGACAGTGCCCGGAAGATGGAATGCGTGGTGGGGTGTTCGAGCAGCTTGCGCTGGATGCCCCGCCGC